CGCTGGAGGCGCTGGTGACGCTGGAGGCGCTGGTGACGCTGGAGGCGCTGGTGACGCTGGAGGCGCTGGTGACGCTGGAGGCGCTGGTGACGCTGGAGGCGCTGGTGACGCTGGAGGCGCTGGAGGCGCTGGTGACGCAGGTGACGCAGGTGACGCTGGAGGCGCTGGTGACGCAGGTGACGCAGGTGACGCTGGAGGCGCTGGAGGCGCTTCAGATGGGGATGGCGCTGGTACTGACGGAGACGGTGTAGACACAGGCGATGGTGGGGAAGCTGGCGGTGGCACTGATACTGGCACAGGAGACGGCGGTGGCTCTGGAGACGGAGATGATGACGGAGACGGAACTGGAACAGGCACAGGTACTGGAGAAGGTGATGGCGATGGTGACGGCGATGGTGACGGCGATGGTGATGGTGATGGTAGCGGTAGTGGCTTAGGCGGTACAGGTTTATTTGGTGGCGGAGGAGGTTCTCCTACTGATATTTTTCAACCTAACTATAAGCCGCTAGAATACAACACACAACTTTTAACTCCAACTTTATTTGATTTTATAGACTACAATCCTCTTAGGAATTTGAAATGACATATTTAGAATTAGTAAACGGAGTCCTAAGAAGGCTCAGAGAAGATCAAGTAGGCTCCGTTAATCAAAACCCTTATTCTTTACTTATCGGTGATTTTATTAATGACGCTAAAAGGACTGTTGAGGACGCTTGGGATTGGTCTGCATTACGAACTACTTTAACTATTTCCACAACGGAGGACATTTTTAACTACGTTCTTACTGGCAGTGGTAATAGGATTAAGATTATTGACGTTATCAATGATACGTCCAACTGGTTTATGACTTACAAAGACACACATTGGATGGACAATGCTTTCTTAAACCAAACACCTCCTAAGTCAAGCCCTACGTTCTATAACTTTAATGGTGTGGATACTAATGGGGACACTCAGGTTGATCTTTATCCTATTCCTAATGCCGCTTACACTATCCGAGTAAACTGTATTAAACGTAACCCTGACTTAGCTAATGACGGAGACAAGCTTCAAATCCCCCACATGCCCGTACTACACTTAGCACTAGCTTTGGCTTCCAGAGAGCGTGGGGAAACTGGCGGTAGATCCTCAGGGGAAATGTTAGCATTTGCTCAGAGCTATATGTCCGATGCTATTGCTTTGGACGCATACAAGCATCCAGAAGAAACTATCTACAGGGCGGTCTAAGCAATGGCTCAAGACAGACAAAATATAACGATTGCAGCCCCTGCGTTTAGAGGTCTAAACACACAGGACTCTCCGCTTAGTTTGGACGCTTCCTACGCTTCCGTTGCGGATAACTGTGTTATTGACCAGTACGGACGTATAGGCTCTCGTAAAGGATTTACTGCCGTTACTACTAGCACAACCCCCATAGACGGCAGTAACGGCATTGAAGCTATTAAAGAATACATTAACCCTACAGGTGCTAACGTTATTCTTTCCGCAGGTAACAATAAGATATTTACAGGGACTACTACACTTGCTGATGCAACCCCAGCGGCTTACACGATTACAGCTAATAACTGGAAGATGGTAAACTTTAACGACCATCTGTATATGTTTCAATTAGGTTATGAACCTTTAGTTTACTCCGCCCATGCTGGAGTTGTAGAAACAATGTCTGCACACGCACATTCTACAGGCACGCCACCAGAAGGCAATGAAGTCTTAGCAGCCTTTGGCAGACTCTGGGTAGCTGATTTTTCAACGGATAAGTCTACTATTTATTGGTCTGATTTATTAAACGGCTCAGGCTGGTCTGGAGGTTCTACTGGCTCCATTGACATTTCTAAAGTATGGCCTAATGGTCTTGACGAAATTGTAGCTTTAGCAGCTCACAACGGTTTTTTAATAATCTTTGGTAAAAACTCCATTGTTGTTTATCAAGGAGCTAGTGACCCTACTACAATGTCTTTGACTGACACTATAGCCAACGTAGGTTGTATAGGTAGAGACACCGTACAGTCCACAGGTACTGACTTAATCTTTATGTCCAGTGAGGGTTTACGCAGCTTTGGTAGGACTATTCAAGAAAAATCAATGCCCGTTAGGGACATTAGTAAGAATGTTCGTAGTGATTTATTAAATATCAATAATTTACAGCTTAATAGTCCCTTACGCTCTATATACAGCCCAGAGGAAGCATTCTACTTACTGTCCTTTAGTGACTCTAAGTACACCTACTGCTTTGATATGAGGACTGCTCTGGAGGACGGAGCGCATAGGGTCACTACTTGGTCAGACACAACCCTAAGAGCTCTTGAGAGAACTCAGGACGGCTTGTTGTACGTAGGGAATACCAACGGTATTGCTACTTACAGTAACTACCAAGACTATGGTTTGTCCTACGAGATGACCTATTTTAGCAATCCACTTTCCTTTGGGGATAGTTCAAGACTTAAAATACTCAAAGAAATTATTATTACGTTTATTGGTGGTGAGGGAGCACAGGCAGTTGTAAACTGGGGCTATGATTATAATCAAGCCTACGCTAAACAGCTTGTTGACATTACTAGCGGTAATGTTTCTTACTATAACGAAAGTGAATATAATGTGTCTACTTCACAGTACAGTGCTACAATTATTATTGACAAAGTTAAGACTAAAACAACGGGTTCAGGAACGGTAGTAACTATAGGTGTGGATGCTACTATTAATCAAGATGCGTTATCTTTGCAAGAACTTAATATTCAAGCTTTAATAGGTAGGATGATCTAATGAGCAATTATACAAAAACTACAAACTTTACAGCCAAAGATAATCTTCCTACGGGCAACCCTGCGAAGATTATTAAGGGTACTGACTTTGATATTGAGTTTGATGCGCTGGTTACAGCCGTTAACTCAAAAGCTAACTCAGAAAGTCCAACATTTACAGGGACAGTTACGATACCAACGCTTAATGTAAGCGGTACGTTGACTGCTGATATAATTACTGGAGGTACTTACTAATGGCTCTTATTGATGATCTGTTAGGATTGGGTTTTGACATAAGTCAGTATAAAAACCTTTCCGACGAACTTAAAGGTTTTGGAAGTACTGCTCAAACAGGTATGCAAACTATAGGTAATACCGCTGCTTCTGAAATGGCGTTTAAACCTTTTACAGTAACTTCTGGTCTTGGGGCAACAACTACTACTGCCGATGGCGGTACTACATTAACTTTATCTCCAGAGCAACAAGCTTTAGCCACAGGTTTAGAAACAGGCGCTACGGGCTTAATGCCTCAGGCTACTACAAGAACTGGAACCTACGATCCTTTTGCAGCTTCAGCTTTAACTGGAGCAACTACTGCGTTAGGTGGTGTAAACCAACAAGACTTATCAATGGCTCTACAGCGAGCTGGCGTAGGCAATCTTTTTAGTCAACAATTAATGGGCATGGGTGCTCCTACGGGTTTAGAAGGTCTTACACAACAAGCTTTGGCAGGGGGACAACAACGTATTGCAGGAGCTGGGCCTTCTTCAGAGCTTAATCAACTAGCTCAGTTATTTGGTGGTAATGTTTCTCAACTTTTACAGCAACAGCCTTCACAGCAAATAGGCCAATTAGGCTCTCAAGCTTTAGCTTTAGGTCAACAAGGCTTAGGAGGCGCTGCACCAGCAGACATAGAAGCTTTACGGTCACAGTACGCAGGTCTTGCAGGACAAGCTGCTGGTGGCTTAATGCAGCCAAGAGGGGACAGAGAGCAGGAAGTTTATGAAAGAATTAGAGCCGCACAGTCTCCTGAGGAAGAAAGACAAAGACTTTCCCTTGAGAATCGTTTGGCTTCTCAAGGTCGTTTAGGTGTTTCCACTGCACAGTTTGGAGGCACACCCGAGCAGCTTGCTCTGGCTAAAGCACAGTCAGAATCTCAGAATCAAGCAGCCTTAATGGCTATGCAGCAAGCGGGTACGGAAGAGCAGCAAGCACTGCAAAGAGCTTTAAGTCTTTCAGGTCAAACAGGGCAGCTTGCGGGTACTTCTTCACAGCTGCAATCAGCAGCTCAGAACAGAGCCTCAGAGTTGTCTCAGTTAGGCTTATCAGCAGAGCAGATTGAGTCTCGTTTACAGAGTGAAGGTTTAGGTAGAGCTGGTCAGGCCGCTGGTTTATCCAGTCAGTTTAGACAGGCTTCCTCTGGATTAGAGTCAGAAGCTTTACAGCGAGGCTTGGGGTTAAGTCAGTTAGGTATGTCTGGTACACAGGCAGGGGCTGGCTTAGAAGCTCAAAGACTACAGCAACTATTAGGCTTGCAACAAGCAGACATAGGGTCTGCTGGAGCACAGCAACAGCTACAACAGGGTCAATTAGGTCTTGCTGGGGGTATGTTTGATATATCCAGAGGAGCTGCTGGCTTACCTTCACAGCTACAAGCAGGCGACATTGGTAACTTACAAGCGTTGATGCAGTCAGGTTACGCTCCAGAAGCTCAGATGTTGAATCAATTGCAAGTTGGTACTAATATAGCCTCTCTTGCTGATACAGCCCGTAGACAGGGTGCTATGGAAAGAGCAGAATCTTACGCTTCTGGTCTTAGCTCTAACTTAGAAGCTCAAAGACTTAGATCAGACTTGCTACGTGAAGTTATAGGATCTGCTGGTGGTATTATAGGTGGAGGTGTAAGTGGCGGTGGTTTGTTTAGTGGTCTATTAAGTAAACTAGGCGATTCTGGTGGAGATTGGGTTGAAGACTTATTAGGAGGCTTTGGAGTTTAAAATGGCTAAATTATCAGAAGGTTTATTTCAAAACATTAGAGGTTTTGGCAGACAAGACCCAACGCAACCTGCTCGTCAGTTTGCTCAAGCTTCTCCGTACAAGCAAATGGGAACCACAGACCCCCTAGCTCGTCGTGTGGGCAGTTTGTTTGGCAACTTAGGGGTAGACACAAGCTATATGCAGACGGGTGAGGAACGTGCTGGGGCAGCTATGGCTGAAGCTGGTAAGGGACAGTTTGCGTCTCCTGAGGGTCGCATGATTGCTATGTTGGAAGCTCAACTTCCTACGCTTAGACCTCAGGCTCAGATGGAGGCTGTTGAAAAGATTAGACAGCTTAGAGTTATTGAGCAAGCTAGGGCTGAAAAAGAAAGGCAAAAACGAGAAGAAGCTTTAATTCTGGCTGCTTCTGCGGAAGCTGCACAAAGAACTAATATTGATCTTGCTAGTGCTATCAAAGAAACTTATCCTAACGTAGCTTCTGCTCTTTTAAGAGGAGATTCTGACGCTAAAGACTTTGCTTTTAAAGTTTTAGAAAACAAAATAGAAAAAAAAGATGTTGATAAGGCCGCTTATCAATTTGGAGCCGCTATTGACAGAGCTGAGGATAAAAACGGAAACCAGTATTTCTTAAAAACAAAACAAAATCCAAATACAGGATCAATAGATGTTGTTTACACTCCTATAGGAAGTGCTCCAAAATATAACGCTAATGAACAAGGAGATTTAAAATTTATTTCTCGTCTTGGAGAAACTGTAGATGAAAGAACACAAAGAGAAATAGAAAAAAAAGATCAAATGAAATGGCTTGAGCAAAGAGGCGATATTTTACTAGAAACAACAAAGGCTCCCGAAGTTATTGCAAAAGCTGAAAGAGCTATAGAAGCCCTAGAAAACATAAGTACCAGCGGTTTTGATGCGTCTTTAAAAACTGTTACTGATTTTGTCGGGGTAACTGAACCAGATGTGGGTGTTTTTAATGCTTCAGTTTCTGATTTTATATTAAATGATTTAAGCAAGTTAGGTGCAAATCCCACAGAAGGAGAAAGAACTTTTTTAGTGCAAGCGGCTGCTAGTTTAGGCACTTCTAAAGAAGTTAACACGGCTTTACTCAGAAGAGTTAAGAATACCTTTACAGATATTGTTGGGAGAGGAAAATGGCTTACAGAAAATCCTAAAGCTACGCGAGATGAATACGCAAATTGGATACTATCCCCTACAAAAGAAACTATTCTTGATTATGATAGTTCAGGTAGAAGAATCAACTAGGAACTTTTATGGAAAATAATAATCAAATTATTGCTCGTTTAGCGGACGGAAACAAATTAAGATTTCCTGAAGGGACTTCACAAGAAGTGGTTGATAAGGCAGTTCAACAGTATATTATTAGTCAAAATGCTTCTAAAACAAAAACTCCCTTAGATCTACCGTGGTATGAAGACGCCTTAGAATGGACTAAGAAAAACATGGAGCTTCCAATGGGTATGGGAGGTTCGTTAGGAGGTGCTGTTGTAGGGACTTTACTTGGCGGCCCTGTAGGTACTGTAGTTGGTGGTATTGCTGGAGGAGCTTTAGGTTCTGGAGCTGGTTCTATAACTTCTGATGTTTTAGAAGATGTCCCTATTGTTTATGCTGATGCTTTAAAAGAAGCGGCAATTTCAGCAGGAATAGATATAGTAACATTAGGTGTTGGAAGTAAAATAAAAGCTTTTATAAAAGGTAGAGAAGCTTTAGGAGTATCTCCTGAAGAGACTGCAAAACAATTAATACAGAAAGCTCAAGAAGGTATGCCTACTGGTTCTAAAGACTCTTTAAGAGCTACTCAACGATTGCTCCAAGAAGGAGGGGCAACTTTGCTCCCTTCTCAAACAAAACAAGCAACAGCTCTTCAAAGATTTTCTGAATCTATTGCTGAAATAGGTGTTTTATCTGGTTCTACTCTTGCAGAAAATACTAAGAAAGTTAATTCTGTCATAGAAGATAATCTTAATAATATTATAGAAAGAAGTTCAGTAGGTGCTCTTGATTCAGCGGCTTTAGGTGAAGAATTAAACTCTGTTATAACTGCTGGTAGACAAGCAATGGTATCTTCTTACGGAAACTCTTTAGATCAGATTATACCTTCAATAAAAAAAGGCAGCGTTTCTACTAAACCACTCAAGAATAGAATCAAAGCGTTTAGAAAAACATACGTTACTAGAGAAATCATAGACGGTAAAGCTGTTGAAGCGGTTAACAATTTAAGCCCTCAAACAGCTTCTTTTATGGGAGAGCTAAATCAAATTTTTAAGATTCCTGTATTAAGCGGAGATTCTTTAATAGCTTTAGATAAAAGAGTTACTCAAAAAGTAACAGATATTGCTGAAGGTTTGGGAAAAGGAGAATCAGGAGTAGCTACCTCAGATTTTAGACAGCTTACAAAGCTATCTGAAACACTAAAAGAAGGTATACAGAGAGCTATAGCAAATATTGACCCTAAAGCTGCTGATGATTATCAGGAATTAAAAAAAGCTTACAGCGAAAATATGAGCGGACTTCTCCCAACTATTAATGCCAGTACTCTTAAGGGGATAGCATCAGGTAAAAAAGGTACGGAAGTTTTAGGAAAAATGTTAGTAACTGCTAACTCTCCTGAAAAAATTGAAGCTTTCATGAAAAGTATTGACACTGCTTATGCAAAAATAGGTAAAGAATCTGCTCAGGAATTGACTTTTAAAACAGCTGAGGAAGCCAAGCAAGCTATTAGGTCTTCTTTTTTAGAAAAAATATTTAATCTAACAGCATCAGAAGGTGACGATTTTTCTAAGTACGCTAAAAAGGTAGGCAAGTGGGGATCAAAAGACGGTAAAAGATCTTTAACTGCTGTCTTTGGTAAAGATACTCCAAGAGTTCAACAGATATTTAACATGCTGTCAGAAACAAGTACTAAAACAGATTCTAATTTTTTAGGTTTGTCTATTAGGGGCAAGGAAGTAGGAGCTGCTGGCTCTGTAATTGCTGCTGGTTTTACTGGAGCATTGGGGGCTGTTGGTATATTAGGATTACCTGTTGTTTTAGCAAGAGCGGCTACTAACCCAAAGACTACAAATAAACTATTAGCTTTTGAGAAAAAGAAGTTTTCTTCGGAAGACGCCAAACAAGCAGCAGCAGCCATTGTCTTGTCAGATATTCTTGATATTGTACCTGATGATGAAAAAGAAGATTTTAAATTAAAAATACAGTTAGAAGAATAGTAGTAAACAAAAGGGGGCATTGCGCCCCCTAAGTTTATATCTCGCAGACTCCAGCTACACAAGCTAAGGTTTGCGCCCCTTCGGTATTATCACTGGACTCCTCAATATCCCATTGCATCCCCTTAGGCATCTCTTTAGACAGCTTCTGATATGTTTCTTTATCTATCTTTTGATAAGGAGCTTGCTTGTATACGTGCTCGGCTTCAGGGAGGAAGCTGATTCCACTAACGCTATCAAAGTTCTCCCAGATCCACTGACAGACAGCAAAGAAATTGTCGTCGTTGTAGTAGCAAGTCATGGAGGGCTTATGTTCACACCAATGGTCTTGGTAGGTCTTCCAGAGTCTAAGCTGCTCCATAGCGCCCATGCTTTCCACAGTCACAGCCTTGCTAGGAGCCTTCTGAGGGAACGAGAATACCCAATTAGAGTTATTCATTACGTCCTCTTCATGAGGAAAACCTCTGTCAATCATAGCGGTAGCCAGAGGATCCTTCTTGTCAGCCCTAACAGTACGAACGTAGTAGTCACTAAAGCGTGGATGAATACCACTGGCGCTGTCAGTCAACTGTGAGACAGTACCAGAGGGCTTGACGCACGTAATGGCTACTGACTGGTTGATACCCAGAGCTGAGGCCCACTGTCGGTTAGTCTCAACAGCTACAGTCCTCAGGTTGTCCAGAAGCTTACCCAAAGCCTCCTCACCTGTAGAACCATTTGTCAGCTTACAGTCCATGATGCCCGTCATTGAGACACCCAGCAAAGCCTCTTCCTCAGTGTTACGCTTCCAGATGTTCCGTAGGTATCGGAAGTCCGTAAGGGTAGCCTGTAGAGTCCCTAAGATGGTCGCTAGGCGTACCTTCTCTTTTAGGGTCTGCAATGTATCGTCTGTACGTACAATCACCTCAGAGAGATTACAGAACTGATAGGGGCGTAGGATGATCTCAGAGCAGGGGTTAGTCCCAAACTTGTATGTCGCATCCCTGCGCTCGTTACGTGCCGCTACATTCTGTGCTGCAATGCGGCTAAAGATCCCACGCTCTCCAGACTTAGAGTCATACAGACGCTTCATCTCGGATGAGTAGGTGTCAAAGTCAGGCTTCTCAGAGTACACAGCACTGTTGTTTGCTAAGGCTCTTTGACCGTTGCTAATGTACCACTCACCGTTCTTAGCGTTAGCCATACGATTGTCAGTAACATTGCTCAAAGAGATTAGGGCAGACCTACGGACACCTCCGACCACTACAATGTCTGCAATCTTGCACACTAAGTCATGGCACTCAAGGGACGTTAGCTTGCGCCCTGCCGCACCTTTGAACAAGTCCACTGAGAAGTTAAACAAGTCAGCCAAAGGTTGTGGCCCACTGGCTCTACCGCCAAAGGTCTTGAGTCTAGCACCCGCAGCCCTAACCTTAGTCAAGTCACACTTAGGAACCTTACCTGCGTACAGGAGGCTTATAAGCTCTCTGAAGGCACTTGCCCAGCCTACCTTACTGTCGGACACCACAACGGTTGTCTTCGTGTCATGGAAGCTGTCAGCAACCACAGGGAGCTGATTAACGTAGTCCCGCTCAACGCTGAACCCTACGCCCGTACCGCACATGAGGATGTACATAAGCTCATCAAAGGATCTGGGGCTGTCTATGGGCAGGTAAGAACAGTTAAAGGCTGCAACATTGTCCCGCTTTAAAGCCGCCCCTGCGGTCATTATACAGCGCATGGAGGGCATTACCTGCATGTCCCTGATGGCGTTGAATAGCTCAAAGGCTTGCCCCTGATCTATTGAGCCACGCTCTGCAAAGAAATCAATGTAGCGATTAACCGTCTCGTCCCAAGTCTCCCTGCGTCCCTCATCGTCCAAGTAACGTGCGTATCGTGATTTATGTATGTATTGTTGATATTGATCCATTAGAGTTCGTAGTCCCCTCCAGTTAATAGTGATAATTTTAATTGATCCAGTAGGAAGTATAAGTCAAGAGTGTCCATATTGGTAGACACAACAATAAACTCCTCCGACTTAACAACGCAGAAAGCATCTTCATAGGTGGTTAGGTCTTCCTTCTCAGTGATTGCGTTGAATACCAGAGGTACTGTTATCTTGTCTTCGTTGGCTTTCTCACCAAAGTTGCCTTCAATTACTTTCATTCTAGCTCCGATTGTTCTTTGACCATCTTATTTAAGTACCACTGAGCCTTCTGCAAGTCCTGTAGCCCGTTCTTGTAGCGCCACCTATGTAAATACTTTAGCACGTTGCCTTCACAGTAGTCAACAATCCCTTCACCTAATTGCTGTTTAATGTAGTCTATGGCTTCCATACCGCCCTGATTGTAATGTGGGGGTTTATTTACTACATCGTTCCACTCCTCAGGTGTAGGGTCAGCCCTAAGCTGCATAATATCATTAATCTTTGACATATAAATCCTCCAACTCTCTAAATAGCTCCTGCTTGTCTATAAATCTATGCTCAAAGGCATCTAAAATGTCTTCAGCAGTTATGTCCAAGACTTCACACAGTAAGTCTGCATCGTACTCCTGAAGGATTCGTTCTCTTAACTCATCAATTAGCATTGGCATAATCAATTAACTCTTGTGTTGTTGCTAGGGTAAAGTGCTTTAACTTTTCCTTATCACACCATTGTCCCATTGTCATCTTAGCGCCCTTCCTTACTTTCTTGTTAGGGTCTGATAGGACAAAGACCAACTCCTGATCTTCCTCCAGACAATCCCTAATTGATTTATATTTAAGTGTGTCTCCTTCTCTAAAGAATCCTTTACACTCCACCAGCATCCAATCCTTATACACAAAGTCAGGCTTGTAATGTCTATGTACCGTGTAGGGCATATCAAAAGGCTCGTAAGCCATAAACTTTCTGGGCAAGGCTTCAGCAAACTTCTGCTCAAGGCCCGACCTGTACCTCCCATAATTTTTAGAAACCATCTGGAAGCTCCGACACGAGCGGTTGTTTAGCTACTTTTGTCAAGTACTTTGGCCCATTTGCGTATAAGAATGTACGTAGATCAGGGTAGCAATGGTCTTTAAACTGACAGTAAGAACAGCCAATGGCAAGCTTACGGTTCCCTGACTTACCGTCTGGTACGTCTTCATAGCAGAACTCCTTAGGCTCTGGGCCTTTGACCATCTTCTTAACGTGCTTAACCCTTTCTGCAATGTCACCTTTCAAGTGTTCGTGCATAGGGTCAGACTCATCGTCAAGATCATGCTCACAGAAGGTTAGATGTCCGTTGGCTTTGTCCATAGCCAGCCAAGCAATCTTCCGTTCACCTTCGGAATGAGCATAAGCTTTAAGCTGATCCACGTATCCAAAGGAATCGTTTAGGGGCAGGGTTTTATCTTGAAACTTCTTAAAGGCAAAGGCGCTGGCTGACTTAACGTCCGTAACAACACCGTCAATACGACAGTCCATGCTGCCCTTGACACCCTCAACCTCACACCTTTTCTGTTCACAGGTGACTTCATGCCCAGAAGCTCTAGTTAGGAATAAGACTAACTCCTCAATGACATGTCCGTACAGGAACTTTACTAGGGTGTGAGGCTGCAATTCCTCACCTTCGGTATTGTGGTACTGATTCCAAAGATACCTGTCAGTCCTGCCTATGCTTGACAGGCGTAGCTTTCTAGTATCTTTAGGTCTATCTTCCGATTTAAACTCAGCCCTCATGAGTTCTTTAATTGCTTCTCCGAAAGTCTCTATCTCTTTGTCTATGTCTACCAACTTCGGTACTTCTTTGGTAGACACCAAGCCATAGATGTCTTCTATTAGTGTGTCTGTGCCCATGTCTTTCCTACCTTATATTCTCCGTCCAGAGGACAGTTAAGTTTCCATTCAAGACCCGCTGCCTGAATACATGACACAGCAAGTCTCCCAAATAGTTCTGTTTGATTATTAAAAACTTCAGCCTGTATCTCGTCATGAATATTACCAACAAACTTATAGTCTACACCCCTTAGTTTACCATAGTTATCAAGAAGTGTCAAAGCTTTTTTCATTACTAAAGAACCTGCTGACTGTAGCAAGGTGTTTAGAGCGGAATGTTCAGATCTGACTCCGAGCTTTCTACCGTCAAGTCCAATGAGGTATCCTCTTCCAGCTGCTTCAGATACTCTGTCCTTAAGAGCTGCGAATGATGGGAGATTATTGAGGAAAGATTCTCTAAGCTGTTTGCCAGCCTCTCTTCCTCCTCCAGCCACAGACCCAAGTTTTTCATCTCCTGCGCCGTATAAGAGGGCATAAATAAAAGTTTTAGCCTGATTTCTTGATTCAAGTCCTGCAAGTCGTTGGTTAGCAGTGTGTATATCTCCGTTAATGATTTCATTTGTGTAGTCCTCGTCCTTCATGTAGTGTGCCAACATACGTAACTCAAGACCACTAGCGTCACAACCTACAATGCTGTAACCCTCAGGTGCAGACCAACAAGATCTACACTCATGACCATACGGTGAGTAGACCGCAGGTACTTGAGCCATGTTAGGGCTTGAGTGTGTCATACGGCCTGTTACAGCGCCATTAGTGTTTACGTAACCATGTACTCTACCGTCATCCTGAACAGCATCCAACCAGCTCTGTACTTGAGCTACACGCTTCTGGATCATAAGGTATTCGGCTATGAGTTTTGCTTCAGGTATATCCGTAACAGTTTCTAAAACTGATTCGTCCACAATGGGTTGTCCCTTCTCAGTGAAAGTCTTAGGCTTCCAACCGAACCACTGTAAGTACCTGCCTATCTGCTGTCGTGACCCTAAGTTAAAAGGGGGATAGTCTATACGAGAAAACCAGCCAGCCACATTCTCAGACTGATCCCCCAGAAACTTTAGGCCAACCGCAGACAGCGTACCGTCCTTCTTAACTTTCGGAGTAACTTCTTTAACAAAGACAGGCAGAGGCAGAAAAGTCCTCTGAACAGTCTCTTCCAATTCATATTTCTTCTCCTTCAGTAAGGCTAATAAATCGTTAGTGTGTTTAGGGTCAATCAACCAGCCATTCTTAATCTGCTGCTGAATGATCCTCTGAACGTCATGCTCAAGCTTTACGGACTCTTCACTGAAACCTACCAGCTCGTCCTGTAAGCACTCCAGAACACGAACAGTGACCGCTACGTCCTGCTCACAGTACTTGACCATCTCTGGGCTTAACTGTGACCAGTCCTCATGCTCACCTTTGGGGAAACCTAAACGATCACCCCATTGACGCAGACCGTGACCACCTTCTCTGGATGGACTGGCTAGTCTTGACAGGACTAACGAATCCATAAGCTCGTACTCAGACCACTCAACACCCCACAGTTTAGACATAACAGGATAGTCAAATCCTATGCCGTTGTGGGCTACAATCCTTTGTACGTCCTGCGCTGCTAACTGTGATTTGAATGTCTCAGCATCGTACACAGTGTCAAACAGATTGGTAGCACAGCACCAGATCTTAGTAGGGTCAAGACCGTCAGTCTCAATGTCAAGTATCAGCGTTTTGTTTAATAAGTTCATGTATTGGTCTCAGCTCATTAATCGGAACGTTGTAGCAGTCCGACTTTACCTTCCATCCATTAGAAGAGTCAACAGTTCCCTTCTCCATAAAGGTTGCTCTATCAAAGTATTCAGCCTTTGGTAAGAAACCTAAGATCCAACCTACAGTCATGTCGTTACGTACCCTAGTGAATACGTATACGTCACATTTCTGCTTGGTGTTGTGAGCAGTAATTGAGCACTCATAGTCAAGCTTTGGGGGAAACCCTGTGCGTTTGGACTTAACATCAATCGTTATGTCACCCTCAAGGATTAGATCATACTCGTAAGTGTTAGTCCAGCCGCACATTTGGCCTTGATCCTGCAAGTATTCATGAACTAAACCTTCACCTACAAACCCTACAAGATTACCAGCGCCGTTAGTCACTGAGTTCTTCAAGGTTCCCATCTCCATTGACTTCTCATG